ATTTTCTCTAAACAATGTTTTATATAAACTAATGATTTGATTTTCTTTCCCATTTCTCCCAGCAGGATCGTGATTCGCATCCTGCCAAGAGGTTGGGAAATTATGTTAGGTTATTAAAAACCAAAGTCCTCATCATCATCATCAGGCACATATTCCTCAACCTTAAAATCCCTTATTTCAATTCCATTATCTGTGTATTCCATTATCTCAATACATTTGGTTTGTTCAAACTCATCATAACTCATCTCCGTGATAGATCTTGACAAGACAAAATCAAAGTAAGTTCTCTTTATGTTTTCATCATAACAGTTGTCTAAGATGTGCATGATATGTTTGTGATTAGTTGGTCCCCTTATTTGGAAAATTGTGCCAGATATCATGTTCATTAAGGATTCTTTCAAAGACCTATAAACCAACCCATTATAATCTGACTTCAACCTTTCTAATCTTTTCATACTCATTGTGGACATGTCCTCAATGAACTCATCAGTTTCCTCCAAGTCATGAACTGTTTGAAAATTAAGTGTCTCAGTCACATCCATATCATCAAAATTCATGTCATCATCGTCAAATTCCAATGCCACTGACCTTTCATATCTCATTTTGTCAAGCTTCTCTATGCCCCAGCAATCTAGCATAAACATACAGTTGCTTCTCTCATTGATGCTAAATTTAAACTCAGGTTTGTATTGGTCAGGCAAAGAAATCACTAAAGGTAGTTTTATTGAACCATATCTTTTGCTGTCAACACTTAGATTGTCAGAATTGACAAAATGCTGAATATTCTGACTAGCACACATCATTTCTTCATTAAATATTATGAAGTTAGATCTCTCCAGTCTGATCAAATCACCTTCTTGTATAACAGGGAACAAGTCGAAACAATTTTCACCCTTTTGTTTTTCAAATTCTCTGAAATGAACATCTAGTTGAATGGTAGAACTCAGCACATTCTTGCATAGAGTTAGTATGTCGATTATGTTCACACCATAATATGTACACTTAATGAGCTTGCTCTCTATGTCTATCCGTATCTGACTTAATGAACTTTTAGCTAATATAGTGCAATCAGAGCTGCAATCATAACAGCCATTTTCATACTTTTGCTCCTTTGTCATCCTGTACATCATTGGAGATAATTTTGAATGACTAGCATAATTGGGGTCTAAAACAGACATGATCTGCCACAGTTTGTTTAGATATCTATACTTTGTGTAGTTTTGGTTATAGGTTCTCATCAGATCAACTTCATCAGCCAGTTCTCTGTAGTACTTCTCAACTTCGGAAAACTTATTCTCAAAACACATTTTAAAATTAATCTCTGTGATTTTCTCATATATCTTCTTATTCAAATTTGATAAACCTGTCTCATTGTAATCATATGTCTCAATAGAACACTCATATTTTTTTGCTTTTTGCGAATTATATCTAATAACATCTAGTAGGCATGTTCTGAGTGACTTGAAGTTTTTGTCATTTAGATACATTGAGGGCAATGATTGAGTTAACAACTCATACTCGACTCTCATCTCATCCAACGTACTTGATTTCAGCAACTCAGACTCATACCTGATTGTCATATCATCATTACAAAATCTATCATCAAAATCAATGCTGTTCTTATAACACCAGATGACTTCAACTGAATTTCTGAATGAGTATTGGCCCTGTAGAAGATTGACATTAAAAAATGGACGATCTGATGAATTCCTAATTGCTAGACTACCATCAAATGATTTTGAGAACTGCTTGACAAATTTAAAGAGTCTCTCATCTGGAAATTTTAATGTGTACTTCTCTGACTCTTTAATGGTAGAAGATCTTATTATCATCCGCAGAACAGAGAAAGAATTGTCTACCAATGCATATCCTTTGACTGCATTCCTGACAGTGTTGCATGCATAATTGACCACAGAAGCCACTGTCTTTGTGGGTAATATGAGGTTCTCATCAGGCTCACCTAGGCTCTTTGCCACTCTAAATTGCCTCTCTGGTTTAAGTAGTTTCTTATTATCAATAGTGCATTCATCCATTCCTAACATCTTAATCATAAATGTGTTAAGATTCACATCTATCCCTAGTACCTTCAGATGCATAAACACAAATTGTCTGGCTATATCGGCTTCATTCATATACACACACTTGGTCATGTATGATCTTAATTTTGATAATTGGGACAGCAACAAAGACTTTGTATCAGCACATGGGTCCAATTTGAAGCATGGAATTAGAAACACTAGATCAGGAGTCACAAAGGAATATTTGAATGAGAATTGAGAATTGAACTCACATATGTCTTTATGATAAGTGGTTTTGTAAGGATTTTCTATGATGTTCATAGCCCTGTTTACTGATCCTTTTACATTCTTGATTGTCTGAATCTCAACATCATTTTTAATTAAATACCTAGATGTAAAATCATCACTAGAGCAAATTGACACAGGTGAAGACCATGGTAGTAATCTAGATATCTCTGAGTCTGCTTTATTTAGAGCAACACAATGCCAAAATGAAGATGTGTAATGCAGTATCCCTTGGCCCATATTGCCTCTTTGAACTACACTGTTCTTCCCATAAAAGAACTTCATGTAATTTGCTGGTAATTGAGACACATCTAATTCCTGATCATTTCTAAGAGACATTGGCTTGATTATGATTTTTTGACTCATTTTCATAAAGTGCCTATGAATCATAATACATAGTGTGTCCCCTAGTATTGATCTCAATGCAGGCAACATATAACAAAATGACTCTGGAAGCATGTTAGGGCCCCATGAGGAATTATCTCCATTGACAAACAAATTCTGATGATCTTCCTTAAACTCAGTCATCTTCAACTGATACTCATTCCTCTTCTTTGGCTTTGTCAGCATCTCAAATGGTATCAGTCTACATAAACACTCAAATATAGAATCAACCACTATGTTACAAATTTTTGTGTATGCATCTTGCACCATCAACTCTCTAGGGCCACCATGTTGCACTTTATCAGCGATTTTCATCACATATTGTCTATCACTCATTATTATGTCATAGGCTATCTCAAAGGTGTTTGTGTGACCATATCTTTTGATTAAATCGATCATTGATTCAAAAGAACTAACAGACGAGCCATCAATGGCATCATCATTTGGACATGAGCTGTTCAAATTGGCCAATTGAACAGGACTCTTGTTCAGTCTTGATGATTTCAATTCTGAGAACAACTGACTTTTCCTTAAAGAGTACTTCCTGCATAGATCTAAAGTCCACCATGACACACATGATGGGTCATAAGTGTACCATCTTTGTTCAATGGGAATGTCCTTAAATGGAGTCCTACCCATCATCTTAGATTCTTCCTCTAACATGTCACATATCTTATTCACAACCTGAACCTTTGATTGCTTTTTGTTCTCAGGATTCACTTCTAACCAATAACCTATATACATCTCATTCAGCAATGATCTGGGATCAGTGAATGTTATATTGGATATAAGGGATGATACCGATATCTTAATAGGCTTAGTTCTGTCCACCTTGATTCCCTGTGATGTCTTTGACAAACCCTCATACATGAGTGAATATTTATAAGTCATAATTCTTCGGATGATGAAATTCAATATATGAGCCTGATAATTGTACTTGAGTGGAATGTCAAACTTCTTGTTTAGCAAGGTGGCCACACTGTTGGATGATGAGCTCAAGTTCATATGGATGTATCTGAGATTAATTAGTGCATTGTTGAATGTTGGGTTCTTAGTGTAAGCAATAAGCTCATGAATGGTCAGATACCTTGTTAAATCCTGAGTTTTTTCCCTCTCCTCCATGATTAGCCTATTTGTCATAATCAACCTGAACAGTCCAATGTAATATTCAAGATTTGAGCTTTTAATTGATCGCCAACCAGTGTCTTCAGACAGGAAGCCATTATGAATTACCCTAAAGTACCTAGTGGTTCCAAACCTGGTTAAGGGTGGCCCTGGTGACATCAATAGTAATTTATTATCATCATATCTTCTGAACTTGAAAGTGCTCAACTTAGTTTTCTTAGAACACATAAACAGCATATCTTCGCAGAGTTTTGAAAAAATGTAAATTGTGTACTCCATTTTTGTCAGCTCAACATTTTTAATCTCACCAGTTATCTCATTTCTAAACTCTGTGAAAAAGAAACCGGATGGCTGACACAACTCATTGATAGTTTTCTCTACTGTTTCATAATTCCTAAGAGAAGCCACTTTGAATGACTTGACATTCTTATCCCTGATCTTATAATCCACCAACTGCGAGGTGTGTTTTGTGTATGCTTGAATTGAGACTGGTTTTAGAGTATCACCATCAATTGTAAAATCTGATAAGATTTTGTCATGCTCAAAGGTTGGTCTATTCTCAAAGAACACACAGTTGAAGTCTTTGCACTCACCTACAACCAACTTTCCTCGACTACGAGTCATTTTCTTGATAACATCCGTGATTGTCACTGATGATGGTGGGATATCTCGGACCTCAAATTGAGGCTGCTCTGGCATTGGGAAGGTATATTTCACTTTGCGCTCCTCCAAATACAGTCCTTTCAAATTCACAACACCAAAATTGAATTTACTTATGTGATTTGTTATCATGTTAATCACAGAAGATGTCTCAGCATCATACTCAATTGAGAATCCATCAATGACATGATCAAATTTGGATTCCTTTTCAGATAATATGTTTTTTGATTTTGAGAAAGTGACGTCATATGTTCTACCATCTCTGACCAAGTCAGGCATTGGAAACCCTGATGTTGGGAGATCATAACCTTGAGTGAGCAAGTATGAGACACAGAGATCATGACGAATCTTCATCAATGTGTCAATGGATTGAAGAGATCCCTCACGTATCAAGTCATTGATTATAGATAACATAAATGTTCGATAATCATCATTTGTTAAATCATCTTTAAATTCCATTTTTATATA